AAAAATACATCTGAGGAGATTACCTGAAATGCCCACTAAAAGAAAAACGCAGAGGGAAGTGACCAATACGCGGGGAGCGACGGCTAGAGCCGACTACGCGGAGTGCCAAGCAGGCACGACTTGCGGTTATATGTTGTTTCACGCACATATGCCAGACAAGGAAAGCCCGCCCACCGGGGCGGCACGAAGGATCAGGGAGCGAGATACTCCCGGGTCTGGATTGAAACCAAAACCGAGAGAATTGGTGGACTGTGGGCTGGGATTCGCTTGTACAGCGCCCACACACTACCACCACCCTTGGAGCTGGAATTAGATTCTAATTCGTTCACTCTCAACGCCGACGCGGACCCCTTCATCCCGGGGCCCCCTGAACTCACACGACAGACGGCGGCAGCAGACACAAAATATCAAGACGCCAACTCGGACGACGAGGACAAGAGCCACGACGATGATGTACACAATACGGAAGTATACCCTTCGGGAGACACATCATCCACTGGCTTTGACTCCAACTCAACCGACGTTGCACAAACGGCGACTAGCGTCACGTCAGAACAACCCGCCTGCCCCGAAAGCCTTCATTGGCCTACGGTGCACGGGCCGGGGGCACCAGACCCCCCGGGGGAACCACCGTCCCCCCCTCCGGAGCCGAACGCGCCGAAACAACCCCTTGGAACCACAATGAGAGTGAACATTCACCTCAAACATGCAGGCAAGCAGGGGTTCGTGCGCTCATTCGTGACAATGCTCGTCAACAGGATCTCTCACATGGAGCACCGGCCGGTTGAAGGTGACACGTCGAACTATGCAGAGTTGACTACGTCCCTGAAACCGCGTAAATTTGGATGGAGTGGCCGCCTACGCCGAGGGGCAGTGGCCACCAGGAAAGAGGCCACCTACGATGGCATCTACAATTCCGAAATCTCCGTCTTGATTTACACCGAACTCGAAGATCACCTCATGTCGAAAATGGCGACCGTGCTCGCCACCAATGAGAAGAAGATGACCAAGTCGCTGATGACGACGGTACGGTTTTACACGAAGAACTACGATGGACTGGAGGCACTACGCAAGATGAAAGGAGGCTATGACATCATCCTGCAGACCCAGTACTACGTCGCGCAGACGTTGTTCATTTCGCAGAACGCCCTCGCCGGGGCGATACCGACCGCCACTGGAGGGGCGATAAACTAAAGACCGGGGAGGCTCTGGGTCTACATGACCTGGGGCTTTACAAGAGAACCCCTACAACTGAACATGTACAGAACTTACCTAAAGACACAGGGAAGTTTGAGCTAATCAGTGGTAACAAAGAGTTCTACGGGGAGGATGGGCTGTCCTTCCCCACCGGTGGGCCGCACGAGCGGCCCGAAACATGGCAGGAAATAGACCGCACAATACGTACCGACAGAAGTACTCGCGGCAACTTCGGTCCCGGGGTTATACATAACGGGACCATCCACGGATTGAGTAATTGGACGTTCAACAACGCGTTCAACTGTCGAAACCTTGTTATCAGGGAATCGATGGAATACGAAGCCGTGATGCGTGGAAACCAGAGCAAATTCTTGATGCAACCGCATTGGGTTTTTGACGAACTTGCCAAGTGCTTCGATAGCGCATTGGTGGGATGGCAGGGGTGGTACCTCGAAGCCAAAGAACATCATGCCGACCCGCATCAGAAGCGGGAGCTGAGAATTCAGGCATGGCGGGACATTCATGAGGAAGGGAGGGAAAGCGATCGCTTATGGTTACAGTTCAACGTGACCAAATATAAGCTCAAACGCGACGAATTTGCCAAACCCGACCCCAAGAAGGCGGGCTGTTACAAGCCCGCGCGAACAATCGGTGACCTCGGGGTGGGGGCCTCTCTGCAAGGGGCCTTCATCACCGGGCGACTCAAGGACGGACTAGCTGGCTGTGCCATGGCCAATGCTACCACCGAGTTCCAGTTCCTCAAAAAGCCCACTCAGCAAGGGCTAGAAGATGTATTCAACAAGATGATTTTTCTGAAAGGCGACAACTACTTCGTCTACTTTTCTGACGATTCGTGCCTTGCAAAACGCGGATCTGATGGAGAGGTTCATCACTACAATGTGGATATATCCAAGTGTGACGCATCTCACACTCCAGCGCTGTTCGAGAAATTGAAGAAGAGTGTCCCGGCTTTCGCTGCCGACGACATTCAGATTTTGATCGAACAGTGCACATCCGACCTCAAATTACAGGCCCCTGACGACAAACGATTCAACACGAAGAACAAAATCGTCCTGCGGCCACGAGAACCGAGTCTGTACAGCGGATCGACACTGACCACTTTGATCAACAACATCGCCAACCTCTGTGTTGGCATTTGCTTGACCGAGTGCAAAGAGACCGATCCGGACTTGTTGGCTGAGGCGGTGCTCCGATGTGGTTACCACGTGACCATTGAAGAGTGCCACCAACCTCAGTCAATCCAATTTCTTAAGAATAGCCCTACCCTGGACACCAATGGGGTGTGGCGACCACTTTTGAACTTGGGGGTTCTCCTACGAGCGTCGGGACAATGCAAAGGCGACCTGCCTGGGAAAGGTGACTGGGTTGAACGCGCGAGGCGTTTCCAACGTAGTGTGCTGAACGGAATGTATCCGACGGCGCATTTTCCACTCATCGACTCTATGAAGGCCACCAGCGGGGCACAGACGGCAATAGAAACCGTTGCACTCCGTGCTATACTCACCGATTTGAGCTACAAGGTGTGTGAGCAAACCGAACACTACTACTTCTCCTCTGCCGAGGTCTACAGGCGGTACTCTCTTCTCGAACACGAGATTGAAGAGTTGGATGAGGTGCTAGGTAGTCTAGGAACGGGGGAGTACTGCAGACTCCCGGGTACCATCCGGATCCTCCACGCGGATTACGGATTGGAAGCGAAGTTGTTCGCAGAACTCTGAGTAGCCAGGCTCAGCGTTCTCCCAGAAACACTGGAGCGCGTAGCGGCACCCCGCCCTACGCGTACCAATCGAG